CCTCCCAAGGGGAATTCCCCTACACCATCGAGTGGCCAACTAAACCGGGAGAGTGACACATGAAGATTGCAGTATACGCCATCAGCAAGAACGAAGCCTCGTTCGTCGAACAGTTCTGTGAGTCCGCGCAAGACGCGGACCTAATCCTTATCGCCGACACCGGCAGCACCGATGAGACCGTCGAGCTGGCCCGCGCGTGCGGTGCGACCGTGCCTGAAATCTGCATCACCCCGTGGCGGTTTGACAAAGCCCGTGACGCAGCGCTTGCGCTGATCCCACGCGACATCGACGTGTGCATCAGTCTCGATCTTGACGAACGGCTAGAGCCCGGCTGGCGCGAGGAGATCGAGCGCGTTTGGGAACTGGGTAAGACTACCCGGCTGCGGTACCAGTTTGACTGGGGCGCAGGCATCCTGTTCTTCTATGAGAAGATTCACGCACGTCACGGCTACCACTGGCACCACCCGTGCCACGAGTACCCACGCCCAGACGCGCGGATCGACGAGGTCTACGCCCACACTGACATGCTGCTGGTCAGCCACCACCCCGATCCAACCAAGAGTCGTGGCCAGTACATAGACCTGCTGGAGCTATCGGTGAAGGAAGACCCGGCCTGTCCGCGCAACGCGTTCTACTACGCCCGTGAGCTGACGTTCCACCGCCGGTGGGTCGACTCCATTGTGGCGCTGCACAAGTACCTCGAGAACCCGAACGCCAACTGGGCGAACGAGCGGTGCTACGCCATGCGTGTCATGGCCCAAGCCTATGAAGCTCTTAACGACCGTGGGCAAGCCAAGGTCTGGCTGGATAAGGCGACCAAGGAAGCCCCGGGCACCCGTGAACCATGGGTCGAACTGGCTGACCTCGCGCGCAAAACTGAGGATTGGCAGCTGAGCTATGACTGTGCTATACAGGCATTGACAATCAAGGACAAAGCGCTGGTCTACACCATGGACCCGACTGTCTGGGGGGCGAAGCCGCACGATCTTGTAGCGTTGGCGGCGTACCACCTCGGGAAGCGGGACGACGCGGTAGAACACGGGCAGATTGCCTGCGGGTTAGAACCCGGCGATGATCGCCTGAAGCGTAACTTGGAGTTCTACTCCCTCGATAAGGCGGCCTGAGAATGACCATCACCCCATCCTCCACGATTGGCTTCGCGCTGCGCGGTGACACGCTCGGCCGTTGGACTGAGTTTAACCCGGTTCTTGCGGACCGGGAGATTGTCCTTGAGACAGACACGAACCAGTTTAAAATCGGGGATGGGGTGAACGCGTATCTCAGCCTGCCATATGGCGGGATCGTTGGCCCCGTTGGCGACACAGGCCTTACTGGCCTCACAGGCGACACGGGCGCGACTGGTCCGCAAGGTATCCAAGGTGTGCAAGGCGTGCAGGGTATCCAAGGTCCGACCGGTCCGCAGGGCCTCACAGGCAACACAGGCGCTGACTCTACGGTTGCTGGCCCTACCGGCCCGCAGGGTGCGCAGGGTGCGCAGGGTATTTCAATCACGTTCAGGGGCGAAGTCGCTACTGTCGGAGATTTGCCCGGCGATGCTGAAATAAACGATGCGTACGTCGTTGTTGCTGATAGCAACCTGTATGTCTGGAGCGGTTCGGAGTGGGCCAACGTCGGGCTGATCCTAGGCCCGCAAGGGCCGACTGGTCCTACGGGTGCAGACTCAACGGTGCAGGGCCCACTCGGCCCCACTGGCCCGCAGGGTATACAAGGTATTCAAGGCGACACTGGCGCGCAGGGTATTCAGGGTGAGGTAGGCCCAACTGGTGCGCAGGGCGGCGCTGGACTCGACGGCATAACAGGCCCAACTGGCCCAACGGGCGACATCGGTACTACTGGTCCAACAGGCGCAGCTTCTACACAGGCCGGTCCAACTGGACCGCAAGGTGTAACAGGCCCAACCGGAACCCAAGGTCCGACTGGACCAACAGGGTCGCAAGGCCCGCAGGGTACATCCATCACATTTAAGGGTGAGGTCGCCACTGTCGGTGACCTACCTGCTGTCGACAATGTCATCAACGACGCTTACATCGTCACTGCTGATGGCGACCTCTACGTATGGGATGGCGCGGCGTGGGATAACGTCGGGCAAATCGTTGGCCCGCAGGGCCCCACTGGTCCAGAAGGTTTAGCTGGCGCCACCGGCGCTGACGGGGCCACAGGGCCCACTGGTCCGCAGGGTGATGCGTCAACTGCCGCTGGTCCTACAGGTCCGACAGGTACACCCGGCCTCAAAGGCCCAACAGGTTCGACTGGTGCGACAGGCCCCACGGGCGCCTCCGGCGCCGCAGGCGGTGCAGGTAGTGTCGGCCCCACTGGTCCGACTGGTGCGCAAGGCGTGCAGGGTATTCAAGGTATTCAAGGTACTCAGGGTAGTACTGGCCTCAGCGGCCCGACAGGTTCGATTGGTGTAGCAGGTCCGACAGGTCCGCAGGGTAACACCGGACCGACTGGTTCAGAGGGTCCTCAAGGTACCTCGATAAATTTTGTTGGCGAGGTCGCCACTGTTGGTGACCTGCCGCCTACAGGCAACACACTTAACGATGCCATCATCGTGCAGGCATCCGGTGATCTGTACATCTGGGACGGTTCGGCTTGGAATAATGCTGGCCAGATCGTCGGCCCACAAGGCCCAACCGGCCCCCGTGGTCTCCAAGGTCTCGCAGGTCCGACCGGCCCAAGCGGCCCGCAGGGCATAGACGGTACACTCGGTGCGGTTGGTCCCACTGGCCCGCAGGGTATTCAAGGTACATCCGGTGCGCTCGGCGCAGCGGGCCCCACTGGTCCGCAAGGTATTCAGGGTACACAAGGTACGTTCGGTCCCACGGGTCCGACAGGTTCGACCGGTGCAACGGGCACAGGCGCAACAGGGCCGACAGGTCCGCAAGGCGCGACGGGTGTGACAGGTCCTACCGGCGGTGGCCCTACCGGCGCAACTGGTCCGACAGGGTCGCAAGGCCCGCAGGGTGTAGCCGGTAATGGTCCGACAGGTCCGACAGGCCCCCAAGGCGCGAACTCTACAGTCGCAGGCCCCGCAGGCCCAACTGGTCCATCTGGCCTTAACGGCACTGGTGGTTCGACTGGCCCAACTGGTCCGCAGGGTCCGCAGGGTGTTTCGGGTACAGGCACTACAGGCCCTACCGGCCCCGCAGGTGCCCTTGGTTTCACCCCAGTGCAGCAGGGCGGTGGTGCAGGTCAGTTGAGCAATAAAGTTTACATCGGCTGGACCGGTAGCGAACTGAAGGTGCAAGTTGATGCCTTTGACCAAGGGGCGATAGCTTTTAAGTCTGACATTCCTGCTGGCATTGGAGTCGGTCAAAGGTGGCAGGCAGTTTCTCGCTCCGCGAATGTTTGGTATCAAAACACCACAGGCAGGTCGATTGTTTTTCAAATGCGGACAAATGGGACTGGTAACTTAGATATTTCGGTTGGCCCCAACACGCTCCTAACAACGTCCATTTTCTCTACGCAAAGTTGGGGTGACCTTTCTAGCGGCACCTATGACGCGGCTTGTGTAATTATCCCGCCCAATCACTACTACCAAGCAAGTGGTGGTGGAATGTCAATCACATCGGCGCAGGAGTTACGGTAATGGAAAAAGGTTTCTTCCATCCAACGATAGGTTACTGGCAAACTAACACCGCACCAAGTGCGGAGATATTTGCGTCATACCTCGCAGGAACCGTTGACGTGCCGCTGATTCCTTCTGGGGACCACCAGTGGAATGGCTCTGAATGGGTTTACGTTGCACCACCTGTTGATCTCGAGGCCCTCGCCGCCCAAGCCCGCGCGCAACGCAACGACCTACTTGCCGCATCAGACTGGACTCAAGTCCCTGACGCTCCCGTGGGCCAAGCTGCATGGGCTACCTACCGCCAAGCGCTGCGGGACATCACGGCGCAGGCTGGGTTCCCCGCGCAGATCAACTGGCCAGAGGCCCCATGACAAGGCCGCTCTGGGAAGCCACGCGCGACCAGCATCACGCCTGCGAGGAACACCTCGTGGGCGCTGCCATGGCGTCTGGCAAGCCGCCTATGGATTGGTACAGCGACTGGCTCTACGCGATCCATCGCATCCACCACAAGATCGACCCCACGCTGCCTGTGGTTCTGCACCGCACCGCGCGGCTGGAAGACGACATCGCTGAAGTGGGGCGCATCAGCACGCCTGTACCTGCTGCCTACGCATACGCCGAGTCTCTGGACACGGACGACAAGATCGCCGGGGCAGCATACGTGCTGACTGGTGCGCACCTGATGGGTGGCGAGATTATGCGACGGCGCCTTGACGGGTACCCGACCTCTCACCTCGTGTGGGATGACCGCAAAGCGGCGCTTGAGGAACTCAAAGCGTACCGTGTACGTAGTGAACTGGCTGCCGAGGCTCGCGACTGCTTTACCGCGCTTCTCCGCAGCATGGATGAAATCAAGGAGCGTACCGATGGACGTGCTTAACACCATCATGCAGTGGATTGTGGCCCCCGTAGCGGGTGCCGTCTGGATGCTGTATACTAAAACCCAGACCAACACGATGGACATTGCTGTCATCAAGGCGCAAACGTCTGCGAGCAAAGAAGCGTCTGACCGTGAGTTCAAAGAGGTCAAGGCATCCTTTAAGGCAGTGATGGAAAAGCTTGACAATATAGAACAGCACTTGAGGAAGTGACATGACCAGATATTCCGACTGGAAGATGGTGCCTGCGAACACTTGGCGGTGGCCGTCTTTCTCGCCGCGCGAGATTGCTTGCAAGGGCACGGGGTCGATCCTGATCAACGAGGATGCCTTGGACAAGCTGCAGGCGCTTCGCACCGCCTTGGGCAAGCCGCTGATCCTGACATCGGCGTACCGGTCCCCGGAGCATAACCGCAAGGTCGGCGGGGCCAAGGCCAGCAAGCACATGCAGGGCATCGCGTTCGACGTCCGCATGGATAACCACGATCCGCACACGTTCGAGGCTGCTGCGCGCGCAG